AATCATTTTCTATATCATCTTCATTACTTTTAATAACTTTTTTAGGAACTACAATATTATTTTGCTGAATTGCAGTTTCTACTGGGTCAAAAACTCCAAGAGCTTTATCAACTTCTGCAAAGGGGTCTTTCATAATTACTTATCCGTACCATCAGTTGAATCAAAATTCTTTGCATCTTGAAAGAAAGAACTTGTTTCATTAAATCCAAAATCATCATCAGCATCCGCAGTGCCAGGATTAGGTGTAACTGAATATCTTTGTTCTCTTGTAGGTGTAACTGCAGGTAAGTCTGTAAATTGGTCAACTTGTACAGTTTTGATAACACTTGAAGAAGTAACTGGGCCATATAGATAAAACTTTGTGGTAAATCCCATTGTGTATATTATTGCTCTACGACTTTCAAAATCACCTTGATAATTATCCTCATAACCAACACTATTTAAAATAATAGGAACATCTCTTTTGATACCCATATCTGCCATATCATTAAGTGTAAGTGTATAATCTGGTTGAAAGAATGGTAGTATCTGTTCTACTATTTGTAAAGCATCATCAGAATTTTTTGCCATTGCATATAAAGTTATATCCATATTATATGGAACTGGCATAAACTGTGTATCCAGTTTATCAGCTTTTGAACTGGAACTTTTTACTTTTTTAAATTTTTGTACACGATTCATCTTTCTAGCTGTATCGTATGTAAGACTTCCAATCTCAAAACCAAGTCTAGGTAAAGTTATTGCAGTCGCAGCAGTCTGTGATGGGTCTTGGTCTAAACGAGTTAAAAACTTTTGTTTAGGGCCATACGCCAATGGTACTTTCATAGACTGAATTATATTTCCAGAATTGTCTTTACGAACTATCTGTATATTGTTAAACATAGTTCCAAACGCAACGATTACGTTTCTAACTGTTTCGTGATAAAATTGTTGTCCTAACATTATTAACTCCCAGCATCACCGAATGGATTTGATTCAGAAAAATCTAAAACTGTATCATCAAGAATATCAAACAATTCATTTTGTGAGGTCTTGTTTGTACTTCCATCTCCTACTATATAGGTTTCTTGAATTAGATATGCATCATCACCACTATCGGCTGCATTTTCTAGAAGAATATTTTCACCTATAGAACTTGAATCATCTTCATGTACTACGATATCATCATCTTCCATTAATAGTGAATCTGTATATGTAAGATTTGTATTAAATTCAAGAGCAATACTTTCATTGTAAGCAGAGGTTTGCTCAAGTGTAAATTGATGCTCTCTTGTATTTGTTGTTAAATCAGTTTCTATTACATCTATAGTTGAGATACCAGTATCAAGAGCTTCTGAACTATACTCAAAAGATTTACATCTTAATTTATATACTGGGTTATTATCTAATTGATAAAAAGGTTCATCATGGTCTACAAAATTAATTTCAAACATTTTTGCAAATACTGGGTGATAAACTAAATCTCCCTCTAATGGTCGGTCAGCATCAGTAGATGCAGTATCCATTAGTATATAAAAATTATTATCACCTTGAATAGTTGTAAGAGTAGATGAACTTGATGATTGGTCTATACTTCCTGCTTCTAAAAGAATAGAACCACCAGTAGTATCAGTCCCATCTTCTAAAGTTATCTGACTATCCAGTTGTTGAAATTTTTCTTTAGATACCACAAAGGTAATTTCGTTACGATTTTCTAAACCAAACTGTGTGATGATTTCTTTGTCACCACCAAAACCCTCTGCATCTTCGATATACATCTCAATGGGTTGTGCATTTGTAAACTTTGATAGGGCATCTTCACCAAGAACATTATCTCGTGCAACAATAGTTCTATCGACATAATAAACATCATGTCCATAAATCTGGATTGCCTCTTTGATTAAATCCTTGTATAGATTTCTCTCTGCGAGTATCGAACTTTTGTTGTCGGTATGGAATATACTGTTTACAGCCATGACGTTATCCCATCATATATTCTGGTGGTAACTCGTATGCTAATTGAATCTGTTCTTCTAGTTTTTCCATTTCTTCTTGTGCTTGTGAATAGATAGTTTCACCATTCATGGTAACACCACCCAACATTGAAACACCATTGAACTTTGAAAGGTTTGCACCCCACTGTCTTTTTATAAGTGCAGTCGCATATCTTTTTAGATAGATATCATCATAGATATCTGTATATGTTTCTGGGTCAAGTTTTCTATAACACTCTATGATAAGAAAGTCATCAACACTAACATCATTTGCAAAATCCATGTCTATGTACAGACGATTTTGGTGCTGATTAAATCGAATGGGTTTTTCACCAACAAGTATGTGTGACAAGTAGTCCAGATGTTGCATAGTCATTTCGTATTGAATAACACTGGTAGATGAAAAATCATACAAGTCATTTAGTCTTAGTTGATATCTTATATCAAACATATTGTTTGTTGCCGAGTCATCAAATGGAAATATACTTAGAACAGAAACAACTGCTTGAGGCATAGGAATAAAACCTCTACCCTCAGTGAATGATGCAGTCACCGAACCATCTCTTACGTCTGTTGCAGTCGTGGTATCATTGCTTGCAGCTCTATCCACATCTGCCTGCGTAATCTGATATTTAAGATACATTTTTTCAACACCATCATAGTGGTATTGTGCGAAATATTGTAATGCTTCGTCAATCCTGTCCTCTGCCTGATCGTCAGAAACATTAATGTCTATGACACCTTTACCAAGGTTTCGTAAACAATACTCCTTAAATGTAACTCTTGAAGATGGTATTGCCATCTATCTCTCCTTATCCTAAGAAAAACCCTTGGCAGTGTCCATAGAAACTACTGTAATAAGCATCAGTGTCATCGCTATTCCATGCTCTACATTGAACTTCAATTGTGTCACTTCCGTTTCCACTCATATTAAATATTTGACGCATTATAACTGAACCATACACTTCATCGGTGCTGTCAGCACTACGAACATAAGAAGTTCCTAAATTGTTACCATCTTTATCAATAAAGGTTAACGCAATACTATCTGGCGGATTACTACTATAAGTAAAATACATAGAAGCTTCAAGTGACCAAAGACCAGCAATAGTTGGTTTGAAAACACTGTTAGTGGTATCCCAATGATTACCAATATTATAACCAGTGCGACCTTTCCAATTCCAATCAGCAGTATTAAATGTAACTTTTGTCCATGTGTTTTCGGCTAAATCCATTATACTGTCATGAGCTGAACCTCTTATATCAAAGCCTGGTCTTTCTGGATATTTATGTATACCTATGATTTCTGGAGATGATAAGACAACACCAGATGTACCTATCAACGAACTTGCATCATTCGTATCATCCTCATATAAAATATTATCATTTTCATCGGAAGAACCATCTGTTGAATTTAAAACTAAATTGTCTCCAGCATCAGTTGCAGAACCATCCGTTGCATTTAATAATATTTTATCTGGAGCAACAAAACCAACTGTTGCACCAGATGCCGTCACTGTTCCAGTAAGTGATGTTGTTCCAGACACGACAAGATTTCCAGCAATAGTTGGACTATTTTCAATCTTTGCACCTGTCACTGCGTCATCAGCAACCTTTGCAGTTGTGACAGCACTATCTGCAAATCCATTTGTTCCTATTGTACTTAGTGCCATCTATCTCTCCTTAACTTGGTTTAGTCGGCCAAGAAAACCCATTAGCATCTACACTTTTATAAGTGTTAGTTATATCTCTTAAACTGGTGCGATAGTTTGCCCACTCTGTTTTCTTATCACTAGAAAGTGGACTATCTGAACCCTGTGTCCAATCACATGATTGTAATTTACTATTTCTTATCATTCTCAAGTATTCTAAATCTGAAGCTGCAAGTTGAGAATCACTTGGCCGCCATGCCATTTCTTCAGCAGTTAATTCCTCTTCCCAAGTTTCACCTGTCGTTACATTTGTTACTATTTTAGTGGCCATTTTTTTCCCTTACATAAAGTATACTGTTATGTTACCTGTGCCAGATGACGTTTTTGAAGCTGTAGTGGTTACTCTAATTCTGTCTAGTGGTTCAGCACCAGATAACTGGACATCACAAACAGAGTGACATGAAAATGAATTATCATCTTCTTGTGTATGTGACATTGTTTTTCCCACCCAACGAGTTCCAGAATGATTAGCTCTCCAAATTTCACAAACTGCGGCGTGTTGTTGTGCAGCCCGATAGACATACTTTATACCATTATTATCTGCAGCTGAGTTTGCATAGTAACTATTACCATCGCCTGGATACGCTACAGCAGAATCATATCCAGTCGTTTGGATTCCATTGGTAGTTCCTAATTGTATAACGTGCCAACCAGCACCACTCCAATCTTGTTCATCCATCACTACATAAATTACACTTGTGTTTACTGGAAATCCAGTAAAATCAAATGCAGCTCCACCAGTATTTGATGGCAAGATTGCTCCTTGTTTGAGAGCACCATCATGCATAATATTACCTAATGATATTAAACTCGTGGCATGACCTATTCTAATTTGGTCAGATGAAAGAAGAGCAGCTGCATCTGATTCTGCACCCTCAAACAGTATACTACTATCTGCGTTTGCACTAGTGCCATCAGTTCCATTTAGAATTAGATTGTCTCCAGCATCAGTTGCAGAACCATCCGTTGCATTTAGTTTTACTTTATCAAAAGACACAAACCCTGCTGTTTCTCCTTGAGCAGTGGTTGTCCCTGCTATGGTAAGATTTCCAGCAATCGTTGGATTATTCTCAATCTTTGCACCAGTGACAGCATCATCCAGTATTTTTGCATTAGTAATCGCATCATCAGCAATATTTGCAGACGCAATGGTTGTACCTGTTCCTAATAGATCTGCTAAATTTCTTGCGTTACTCATGTCTTACCCCTTAAGCACCATCATACTTTGACATCTCTTGTATAGGCCACACAACACCTTTGCCTGGAATACCAAGTGATGCAAAAGTATGATTAGTTCCAGTTGCACCAGAACTTAAACTTACTGCAGCTGCATCCCCACAAGAACTGTGTGATTCAGATAGTTTAAACGTATTCGTTGTTTTACCAAAAACATAATATATTCTTCTACTGACTAATCCACCTATCGCAGTGTTAGTATCACTGTCAGTCATTCCAGCATCATATTGAACTTGTTCATCATCCACAAATCCATGTCCATTACTTGTAATTACATTTGATGTTGTGTTTACTGCACTTGATGGATTTACTGTCTTTTCAGTAATAGAAGCACCAGCAGTAGTTTCGTACAAAGCTGCAACTCCATCTACATCTGATGCAGCATTAATTGTAGTTTTAAGATTACCATAACAAGTTCTTATGGCAGTTCTGTATGCAGTAATTTCATCTGGTGTTGCAACATTTGTTTCTGCCTTACGAACAACATACCAATCTGTGTGTGAAAGTTCAGTATTTGAAACATTTTTTGCCTCTTGAATTTTTTTTGATTTCACATCTGATAATGCTATTGCAGTGTTTGTCCAAGTTCTAGATACACTACCATCGCCTGCAATTACAAGATTACCTAAGTTATTAGTGTAGTAATTACTATTTTTTTGTGAACCAGATATTGTAACCTCTACTAAACCAATCGCAGATTTTTCTTCAGCAGTTGCGTTTTGTATCCAGTTACGAGGATATTGTAAATCCTTATATGTGAAGGCAGTAGGTCTATTAAATTCTATAACTACTGCACCATCTTCTACTATGACCCAAGCCATCTATTTCTCCTATGAATACGCAAGTGTGGCGACTGCGTGTATATTACTAGCATCTAATACTATATAGTCAAGCCTGTCCACTGAACTTGCTGCTGTTGTTAGTGTCGGTGCAGTGCCACCTATGAAATCAAAAGAACTACCAAAAGTAGCTGTCCTACTTCCAGTTCCATCTTGTATTAAAAATATACTACCAGTTGTACCAGCAGTAAGTGATGTTGGATTTGCTAAAGTTAAATTACCAGTTAAAGTAATTTGAAAGTTAGCATTTTCATTCAAATCTAAAACCACTGTTCCAGTTGAACTCCCTAAATCTTTAATGTCTTGTGATGCACCAGCATCAAAGTTTGTATGTGTTCTTATATTTGGTATCTCTGCTGCACCAGTAATTGTCAGACCATCTGTTGTTGATACTGTATTGTCCTCTGCCTTAAATT